ATTATATGTTATAGTTCTAGCCCAACGTTCTTGAGGAGTTCCTCTGAATCTTAAATATTTTTGTGTATCTGGAGATACGAAACCACCATTACTTCCACTACCAGTACCACTATCAACATAATCACATCCATCACTAGATCTATCAAATAATCCTACAGTCTGACTAGTACCTGTTGTTGGGTTAGAAGAAGTGAGGACACCATATCCAATACGTCCATCACCATCTTGGTTACCATTACCAATATACATTGTACCAGAAGGAACACTAGTACCAGAGAGATTGTCTAACATGAAATCAAAATAACATCCTGATCCACCACCACCTCCACCAGGTCCATACTCTGTAGTATTCTGGTTGGTTGTTATCTTAACGTAACCATCAGTACCATCTATTTCTTGTCCAATATTTACATCACCACCATTATTAGCATCACCTTCACTAATAATACTCTGACCTGACACCAATGAAGACTGTCCTCTAGAAGCACCGAAACCTGGTTTAACAGCGTTGGATCCGTTTCCAGCACCTCCACCACCACCGATACCAGCACCAGATCCGACACCACCGCCTCCGCCTCCTCCGCCACCACCAGTACAGACGGAGTTGTTACCATTACCACCAGAACCAGCGAAGCATCCAGCGACTAATTGAAAAGCATCATTATTAGGATTTGGTTGACCATTCATAGATGATAGTTGTGTGCCATCTCCAGCAGCACCTCCACCACCTCCTCCACCAGCACCGATGAGAGGACCAGAACCAATACCAATAGCAGAGGAGCCACCTCCTCCACCTCCTCCTCCACCGCCAGTACCGCTACCGCCGTTACCACCGTCAGAGAATCCTTTACCACCTGTACCTGGATTTCTACCACTACCAGATGTTCCTTTTTCACCAACCCATATTTGTAAAGATTGTCCTGCACCAGCATTTATACTTGCAAGAACATGTTTACCATCTCCACCATCACCAGCATACCAACCAGCACCACCATCACCAGTACCACCTGATCCACCACCAGCACCTTTTAATTCAGCATTGACTTGGCTAACAGGATAGTTACTTGGAATACTATATGAAATAGAAGTACCACCAGTATTGGTAGTCCATTCCGAAATTGCATTCTGTGATCCAGTGAATAAAGTTCTAGATCCATCACCACCTGCACCATTTACAAAGATAGTAGCACCTCCAATACCTCCAGTTGATCCTGCACCACCAGCAGTACCTGCATTACCTTCAATATAATTGTTGACATTTATTGAAAGACCGCCTGTTAAACTAATAGCATTACCAATATCTGATACAGAAATATTTTGAGTCTGAACTAAACTACCACCAGAATATACTTCAACCTTTGCAGTACCACCAGCACCACCAGTTCCACCTGTCAGTAAATTCCATTTGCTTGTTGTTCCACCTGTACATGTTGTTCTAGAATTAAATATGGTTGCACCAGTATCATTTCTTACTGCATTAAATGCAATACCACATGGGTTACTATCCCAATCATTTTGTGTGGAACTGAGATTCTTAATTCTAAATTTTAACTGATTCCAACCAGGAGTAAATGTAGTTGCACCATTGGATTGCCCAACTGTCCAAGTTTTATCTCCTGTCCAAGGTGTAGATCCAGAGTTTACTGATGATGTTGCGTTACCATGCTGCCAACTTCCATCAGGTCTATACCAATCAAGTTCACACTGACCATCACATGCAAATTCAATTGTTACACCAGAAGTAGGAAAACCTGCTGGTACTTCAAAAGCAACACCACCTTCTACCCATTGTTCTAAGTAAGGGTCTGTAGAAGTACCTGATGGAGCAGTAATATAAATTGCATTGTTCAACATAAATGTTGACCACACACTAGCAGCACCAGCAGATATTTGTCCTGATCCTATCGCAACCCAATCTCTTGTTTGTAATAATTCATCAAAATCATTTCCTCCTTTACCACCACCAGCAATTACTTTATATTGATAACCATTAAGTGTTACTTGATAATAACTATCCAAACCATCAACACCAGAAATATTAGTAGATGCTCCTAATCCACCTGATCCAGTCATTCTACCAACAATATATTCTACTGGTTCTTGACTAGAAGTAGATGCAGGAATAGTATAACTACCACCAACATTTTGCTCACTAAACCATTCAGTATCTCCAAACTCAGTACCTGGAATAGTTATTGTTTTACCACCAATAACATAGTTATTATCAATATCATAAACTGTAGGTGCTGGTGTAGTAATTGTAGTTGTTGGTTCTGAAGGGAAGTTACCAGCAGCATTATATGCTACTTCAACAATTATAGTTGCTGCATCGCCATTAGTTGTAATATCAACAGTATTATTTCTTAAAGCATTCCATTTAGATGTGGCTATCTTAACAGTATTATCATCAACCTTAACCACATACCAATTAGTATTTGGAGAGAATGTTGCGTTAATAGTTGCACCTGCTGGTGGATTACCTGGTGCATATGTAAAGACAGCAGGGTTTGTAGCAGGGTTAGATTGTACTCTTAATTTATGTCCTGTTACCATACCATGACCAGTGATAGTAATAGTATCATCTGTTGTATTAAATGCTGACTCGGTAAATGTTTTTGTAATCTTAGTACCAACACCTGCGACATTACCATAAGTTGAAGCAAGTGGATCAGTAATAATATAATCTACAATACCATGAGTATGGAATAATGGTACACCTCCAGCAGGTTGGAAGAAGTTTACACCACCAGTACCATTTTTATATCCAGTAGAGTGGTTATCCACAAAGTATCCAGCACCAGACATTGCTCCTGCCTGTGGTGCATTTGATGTCATTATTGCATGTTCATGCTCTGGAGGAGCAGCAATCATTTTCTCTTGTAATGGTCCTACTGTCATTGTAACTTCACCAGTAAGACTAGCACTAACAAATTCAGTAACATTATCATAACCAGTTATAACAACATTACCTATGTCTATTAAATTTTCTTGTTCACTCTTACTAAAATACCATTTACCTCCTGTTGCACCAACAGCAGAAATTACAGTACCAGATACAGGAGATCCTCCACCTGATACACCTCCACCAGCACCAACTAATTTTCTTGTCTTATAATCTGGTACTTGAAATGTTACTGTTGATGCGGATCCAAAATCTTTTTTCTCATATGATCCACCAGTACCACCATAATTATTTTTAATTACTTCATATAACAGTGGATAGTCTGCTGCACCATATGTTGATCCATCACAATATAAGAATCCTGGATACTGATCCATTGGATTATCAGCAGTATTAGATGATACTGTTTGTATTCTTATCTTACCATCACCATTTGATCCAGGTTGTAAAACTTTCATTGTATCACCTGGTGCATACCCATAACCTGCTTGTTTGATTGTAGTATAATCAATAGCACCAGTACCTTGAGCAGCAACACCAACTCTTAAACCAAACCCTTGAGACGTAACTAAAACAATACTACCAGATGATCCTAAATTTGTAATGTTAAAGAAGTAACCAGATGATATATCACCAGCACTTCTTGCTAATCTAAATGTATTTGCTCCTGTTACATCAACAATATATTCTTGACCTTCATCAATTAATACACCACCAGTACCATTAGATGCTAGAGTTGCCGTTGCTTGAGCACCAGCTCCACCACCACCTGAAATAGTAACTGTTGGGAATTGATATCCTGTACCACCTTCAATCACATTAATACCAGTAACAGCACCACCAGATGTAGCAACTTGGAAGTTACCAGCAGAAGTAGGACCACTTCCATTATCTCCTACTTGTACAGTTGGTGTTCCTACATATCCAGAACCACCATTGGTAATAGTAAATGATGCTATAGATCCACCCAATGCTGCTTTGTTTGGTGCTTGTGCAGTACTCTTAACAATAACTTTATCACCAGTGCTTAATATACTACTAATAGCAGGATATGTTATAGTATCATTACTTACAGAGAATGTAGTAGCAGGGTTGACAGCAATTTCTACTGGTTCTGTTGCAAATCCAGCTGGTGTCATTATATCTGTTGTGTAACCACTACCAGAGTTGATAGAATATTGTGCTATTGCTACAACAACACCATCATCAATAACTTTATCATCGTTTGCTTTAAACACAGGAATAACTGTGCCAATAGGCGTTGTAGATGACGTATAAGTCACCTTATCTGCGAGATAATTGGAACGAATATTTCTTATGCTCATTATACTTTAATTAGATAATCGACCATAGTAAAGGGAGCGATCAAACCATCCATTTTTCTGGTTTGATCTGGAGTAATCTGAATTGTAGATGACATACCATCTGTACTAATAAAGAACTCATCAGTAACCAAATCATAATTGGTAGTACCTGTTGTGTATGTTATAGTATGATTATGTTCTGTTGGATCAGATTCATATCCCAAAGCATTAGTAACTTCAACAATGTTAGAAACCTGTGGATATACAGTACCAGCAACACCACCATCAACTACAGTATCGTATGGTAATACGTTTGCTGTAGATGCAGTATGTGAATAACCATTGTCACCTGTTTGTGGAATGTCATCATCATCCACACCAGCAGCACCAGTTATATAATTTGGTTGAATAGCAAGATCCGTAGAAGTACATCCCATAGATCTTTGACCTACAGGCCATGGTGCTGTAAAATAACATGAATTAGGAGTAGTATCAACTAATAATGGAATAATGCTAGGGTTTTGTCCAGCAATATTATCACCAGATTGTGTTGTTGCTTGGTTAGAAGGAACTAAACAGAATTGATCAAAATTAATACAAGCATTCTTACAAACACCATAGTACTGGAAACTAGCAACAGTTCCTCCTGGAACATAATTTCCTGGAGTAAATTTAACTGATTCACCATATAATCTACAAGCTGGTTGTGCTTCCTGGTTTCCACCAGGTCCATCAACCATTGTATGATAATACCATTCATGAACACCTATTGTAGAAGCGTTCTTATAATAATTTAATTCAAACATATCATTACCAGCTCTTCTCTTAATCCTACATCTCCTAGTGGTGGTATAGTGAGCATGTGGTTGGAATGCATTGATAGCAACCACTTCATCATCAGTATATCTTGGTCTGGTAAATGAAACTTGTCCTCTTAATGAGTTTGTTTGTGGTGGTACTCTAAACTGTCCTGTCAAATCTATCTCAGCAGTTGTTCCCACGTTGCTTGAGACTTGAATACCAACACCAGATTTATCTATTGTTTGTCCACCAGCATTAGTTACTTCTCTATCATTAATTACACCTTGATCGGATCCACTAGATCCTCTAATAAATTTTGATCTTAAATCTGGTACTTGGAATTGACTTGTTGAAAGGGTTTGATCTGGTTGTTTAAAGACACATGAATCTCCTAGTCCTAGAATTTCAGCAAGAGCAGGATATTGTGTTTCATTGTATATACTACCATCACATCTCAAATAACCAGCAGGTAATAATGTAGCACTTAAACCTGCTATTGGATCATTAACATCTAGTTCTCTACTAAATGCTATGATAGAACCTGTAGTAGTTCCTAATTTGTTTCTTTCTTCGGATAAAAATGCTGCCATTAGAATGCCCTTATTATCATTATGACCGTTTGAGATGGTGTGTTGTTATCCATTACTATATTTAACGCACTATCAATGTTAGATACATTAACAGTATAAGATTGTACATTATTAATAGCAATATTTGAAGGTGGTCTCAGTCCAGCAGCAGTCATAGAAATATCAAATGAAAAATGATTATGCGGAGCAAGAGTTCCTTCTGTAAAATCTTCACCTGAATGACTTATATTTGTTGGGTATGTAGTAGTCTGATCACCATTCAAATAGTTTACTCTACCCATAATATTTGTTGGTGGTGGAAAGACACCAGTGTGTCCAACCATTGAGTGTCCATAATTATAAGTGTCACTAAACTCAGGTGTATTACCACCTCCTTGTGGTAGAGTTCTTACTAAACCAGTTTCAGGTACAAGAGTCTTTGTTGCAGGGTCAAAAGTTAATGTTTGATCTGTTACAGGAAGAGTATTCTCATCATAATATGTGACAGATCCAGTACCATTAGCCCATCTATCAGGACTATCACCAGTAGCACCACTACCAGTTAAGTTAGCAGATTCATAATCAGGTGAACCACTTACTTGATATGCAGATGTTTCAAATACCTGTACATATTTACCCTCAGTTTGAGCAGTTGTATATTGACCTGGATGTCTATGAGCAGGTGTATGATCTATACCTAATTTTCTACCAATAACATAATATGTTTTAGACCATGTAGGATCATTAAGAGTAAACTCAGTGATTCTACCTGCCATGTTATTAAGAACTGCCATATTAAATGTTATGTCAGTATCAGCACTGTAGATAGCAGGTGGTGTTACAGCAGTACCATCACCATCTATTAAATCACCAACAACATTATTTGCGTCAGGTTGACCATACTGATACTTACCTTCCAATAACATAGACCTTTCAACGTCTACCATTGCCCTACCATTTAAGTCAGGGACACGAAAAATATCAGAAGCTTCATAATCTGGAAACTGACCTTTAATTCCAGTATCACTAGGACCATAGGTATTACCTATCATAGATGCTAGTAATGGATAATCCTCAGCAGGATGTGTGTTTCCATCACATAGTATCCACCCATGTGGTACATTAGGGGGATTAGAACCCCTAAGCGTTGAATTACCTCCCCATGGCATTATAGTGCCAATGGGGGCGTTCTTCATTGTTTTGACTCTGTTGTAAAATGCCATTATAGTTCTGTTAACCACCAACCTTGATATGCAGCAGGAATAAAGTTATTTCCGTCTGACGAACCTACGAATATTAATCCGAAGGAAGCATTCTTATTCTGGATCACGAGTTCACCTGATCCATATGGTGTGGACAATCCACCCAACTTAGTACCCTCAGTATCACCTTGAATTGCAACTGGTTCTCCATTTACGATTGGAGCACGTACAACTAGAGAGTTGTTATAAGTTAGTGAACCACCAACCTCAGTAAATCTAATGATGTCTCCTGTTTCAGGAGTAGATGGTAATGTTAATACCAATGCACCTGTAGAAGGAGCAACAGCAACAATATAATTTACATTACTTGTAATGTTAGCATTGCTGTTAACGAATGTAGACTTATGTCCACCATTCTTATTCTTCCAACCAGTGTAACCAAAGGCATCAATAGAACAATCTTGATTGATTGTATAACCCTTAGTACCACCATCACCTAATTGTCTTACTGTTAGTATTTGCTGTGTACTTGAAGCAGTTGTAGCAGGAATACCAGCAACATCTAGTAAGCGACCAACATATGTATCACCATATTCAGGTTCAACACGGAATGTTGGATTAAATGTTTTATTAGTAAACTGAATTGCATCAGGATCCTCAACACACTTACTTGGGAATACTCTTAGGAATCCACTTATGTCTGTAGCAGCATTAACAACTAACTTACCAGCTTCAAAGTGATGTTCATCGTTATTCTGTATTGTTAAGATAGGTACGTTATTATCAGTACCCATGATGTCAAAGGAAGATCCAATGAACTTAACATCATCATATACTGTTAGACGACCATGATGGAAGTTCTTCTTAACCATCTGGATACCACCATCAGTTGTGGCAGTATTGGTTACTTCAAAGATCTCATCACCTATCAATAATGCATAGAAACGATCTAAGAAGAATGGAACTACATCAGAGTTCTTGACATTAACAGCGACAACTGAAGTTCCTGTACTTGGAATTGCATCCTCTAATACAGTTGTTTCTCTGGTAAGAACTCTCCATACAGTTTCACCATCAGAGTGTGTCTTAGCAGCACCAGGCCAGTTAGCAACGTTGTTAACACGAGTTACAGGTAAGTAACCAGCAGTACCAGATGTTACAACTGGAGTACCAGACACCTGCATGAATTCTTCATTACCACCAGATCCATAACCAACTAAGATAAAGTCATTGATAGCAAAATCTGTGACGTTATCAACTGTTAGTTGTGTTGCTGTTGTGCTTATTGGAGTTACAGTATCAACGAATGTTGTTGCAATTCCGTTATCAACTTTAGGATCCTTAAGTACTGTGTAAACTGTAGCACCTTTAGCATGTGCAGCAGCAGTTGTACCCCACTTAGATCTTACAGTATAGATTGTACCACTTGGATTACCAAGTACAGTATCACCACTGCAAGCATCAATACTAAAGACATCACGTACACGGTCAGTTATACTAAACTTCTCGTTAACAGATGCTCTGAGTGTTGCACCAGTAGCAGTACCAGCACCACCAAACGCTACGTTAAGTGTAACAGTACTACCAACAATACTTACGATCTGAGGATCAGTTTGTCTTGTTTGACCACCAGTAGTTACAAACTGGTTCTGTTCTAATGTTACAGCACCACCGTTACTACTCAACTCTACATAATCACCAACTTCAAGTCCTTGTGTGTTAGTGACGTTGGTAATAGTTGTAAGATTTGCTTGAATATCACCAACAATGAATCCATCACCATTAGCAGTTTCTTTCCATGCAGTCTTACATCCACCAATGAAGTTCAATGAACCGTTAACAGTTAACTTACCATTCTCTCCATCAACACCATCATTACCAACTATTACATTACCAGTTACAGTATCAACCTCGAACAATACGTTACCAGGACATCCATCAAGAACTTGGAAGTTCTTATTGTTCTGTGTAAGAGGTGTTGCAAGTTTGAATACTTCACCTTGATCAAAGATTCCGTTACCGTTAGTATCTTCACGATCAATAATAACGTAATCTCTCTGTGTTTGTAATGTTCCACCGAATGATGCTAGGTAGATATTTTCCTGAACACCAGATGCATCAATTGCTTGCTCTGTCCAAGTACCATCAAATGCAATATTACACTTGTAGATTGGAGTCTTAGTAGTTAAAGTATCAGGATGATTAGTCTTAATTGCTGTGTAAGTACCAAGTGGTTGTCTCTGAACTGTTACGATATAAGGAGCAGAAGTTGCACCAGCTAATCCACCAGGTATAATCCTTACAATTTCAGGATGTGTTCCTGCATTAACATCTAATGGTGCGTCAAGGATCATATAATCCCCTTCAGCAAAGTAACTACCAGGATCAACTTCAAGTGGTAAGTAATACTGATCTCCACTTAGAGCAGGTAGATCTGTACCGCCAGGTCCCTCTCCAACTCTAAGTGCTTGCCATGTAGTTCCACCCCATTGTCCTGCACCAGTAGTATCAAGACGGTTCCAACCAGATTGTGATTGAGTTAACTCTAGTACGTTAATAATATCAACGTTCTTATTGTAGTTACCTACACCTAAGATACCGCTTGCGTGAGCAAATGCAGTAGATCCTAATGCTGCTCTATTACCAATGAAGGAGAATGCAGCAGTACCACCACATAGTTTGACACTACCGTTAAGTGTTGTCTCACCATCAACTTCAAAGTTGTTTCTAACTGTAGTTGATCCACCTTGACCAGCAATATTAATTTCAGAAGCATTTAAACCAAAATCAATAGTCTGTGTGTTACCTGAGAAGAATGAAACAATACCTGCTTCAGTGTTAAGAGTTACGGTCTGTTCTGGTTGTGTTCTATCACCACCAAGTATCTTGTCTGCACCAAATGTTGCGTCACCTGCGTAGGATACCTTTCTATTTCCAAACTTAACATAGGATAGTGATTCGTTGTTACCGTATGCACCACCAATTTCAATCTTAGAAATGTTAGTTGCGGTATCAGCAATAGCACCAAAGAAGATGTTACTGTCAACAGAAGCACTACCAATCTTGATAGTTTGTTGTCCTGTTACTGAATCACCAATGTCGA